ATCACCTGTTAACTTCACAGGTGGCCTGAAGACAGATGGAAATGTAATTAGTTTCGGCCAAAATATTATAACTGTAAACTCTGTTGATGACTTTCCCGCGGCTGTTGCTAATGTTATAACGCTAGCTGCAAGTACAACTTATATTCTGTCTGGAAATATTGATATAGGCGCAGATAGGCTTGTTTTGCCGGTTGCTTCTGCTCTTGTTGGACATAACCGCTTTTCTGATGGCATAACTTCAACAACAACAGGCGCGCTTTTAACTTCGGCGGCTTCGCATATTATAGATGGCATTAGCTTAACTTGTGCTTCTGGTGATGCTTTTGACCTTAATGGCACAGGTTCAGAAACTTGTGTTTACACCAATTCCTTCATCGTTTCATGTAAGAGAGTTGGCGAGATTTCAGGCTGGCGAACTACTGTATTTAGGGCTATGTCAGTAGTTGCTGCGACAGACGTTACAAGCGGAAGGCTTTTATTTTCAGGCTCTAGCACAGCTTTCAACATGGACAATTCCCTATGGCAAGGATTTGCAGCAGGCGAAATGATTGATTTGGGAACAGCTACATTTGATAGAATTCAAATTGAAGCAGGGAGCAGATTTGTTGTAGATTCTGGAATCACAGGAATTGATGGCGCGGCATCTTCTGCAAACCTTAACACAGGCGGCGAAGGGCAAATATCGGGCTGCTTGTTTACAGGTGCAGGGACAAGAGTTGCTGCAAACTTAGATGCTGGCGATATAGGCTGGAATCATAGAGATAATAGCGGCATACCAGACTCTGCCGTTATAGGTTGCATATCTCTTACTTCACCAACACCAACAACGATTTCATCTACTGGTGTAGCTGTTCAAATGACAGGCACAACGGGCCTATGTAGTGAGTCAGAAAGAGTCGTGCAAAGTGCAAATAATGAGCTTCAATATATTGGCCTAGAACCAGAACGCGGCATTATTACTGCCGAAGTATCAGGAACAAAAGCAGGCGGTGGTGGTGCAGTAGAGTATGTTATTTCTGTTTATCGGGATAATGTTGGCGGCCCTTTTGTACAAATAACAGATAGTGACGTTGGTTTTGATGTTGACAATAAGGGCAGGTTTGCAATTAGCTCTTCAATAGTCAGAGCAAAACCAGATGAAAAGTTTCAAGTTTGGATAAGTAATGAAGACAGCACAGCAAACTTCGATGCTATACATGTTAAACTGTTATTTGTTGGTGCTGATTAATTAAAGGTTTATAAAAATGGCTTTAATAGTTGAAGATGGTTCAGTTGTAGCAGGTGCGAATACCTATCTTGATGTTGCAGATGCAAACACCATTCTTGCTATTTTTGGCTATGCATTGCCAGCTGTCACTGCTGATGCTGAAGCTGCACTGACAACTGCTGCACAATATCTTGAAAGCTTCAGAAGGCAGTTTCAAGGCAGTAAGGTTTCTTCAACACAAGCCCTTCAATTCCCGCGTTCAGGTGTTTACATTGATTGCATTCTGTTTGCCTCTGATGCAATACCAGTTGAATTGAAATATGCACAAGCCCTTGCAGCATATGAGACATCACAAGGCAAAAAGCTTCAAGCCAATAGCAATGGTCAAACTATCATTGAAAAGTCTGTTGCAGGTGCTGTCACAGTCAAGTATGCAGACAATGGTCAAGATTCAGCACAGATTCAGTTCAGTCAGATTGATTCATATATTGATGTTCTGATTCAGCAGAATGGTTCAGGCTTTCAGGTGTTCAGAGCATGACTGATTTCTATGACTGCTTTGTTGAAGTTGTGCAAGAGTGCCTTGCAGAATTTGATTGTCGAATAGTAAAAATCAAGCTTGTCAGGCATTCAGCAGCTGTCATGAATACAACAACAGCAGAACTTGACCCGCAAACAGAAACAGATATTGAAGTTTCTGGTGTCACAGTGCCATATGCAAAGACTTTGATTGATGGTTCAACTATTCAAGAAGGTGACATCAGGCTTGTCATTGATTCACAGCAAGAGCCACAACAGGCTGATGATGTAATCATTGACGGTGATTCATACGGTATTGTGAGCAACACAATCTTCAATGCCGGTGGTGTCGTTTTAGGCTATGATTTGCAGGTCAGAAGATAATGGCTGAAGATTTTGAAAAGGCAGTTGCAGACTTTGCGCTTGTGTTTGAAGAACAGACAGAAAGAGTTGTGAAGAATACTGTCATTTCTTTATATGGTGCCATCATCAAAGCTTCACCAGTGAAAACTGGCAGGTTCAGAGCAAATTGGTTTCTTGGTGACATTGTTGCATCAAACCTTGAAACAAAAGACACAGACAAGTCAGGTCAGAAGACAATCAAAAAGATGACTTCAGGCGTGAATGCTGTTGCTGGTTTACCGCCTGAATTCTCTTTGACTAATAATTTGCCTTATTCTGAAGTCATAGAATTTGGTGAATATCCAAACCCAGTTGATAAAGGCACCAAGATTTCAAAGAAAGGTGAAGAAGCAAAATACTTTAAGTTTTCAGATGGTGGATTCAGCAAGAAAGCGCCACACGGTGTTGTCAGAGTTAATGTGACCAGATTTGAAAAGCTTCTTGAGAAAGAGGCAGAAAGGCTGAAATATGGCAATATTTGAAGACATTTCAAAAGCTTTCATAAAAGGTGTTGCCAATGGTGGCTTCAGTTTGCCGATTGCATATGAAAATGTTGAATATGATGAAATTGATGGTGAACCTTTCATTTCAATGTTTCTTCTGCCTGCACAGCCTGTGCAAGCCACTCTTGGTGATTCAGGTTGTGATGAACACACTGGCATTCTTCAGCTTGATTTGCACTACAAAGCGCACACAAGCACAACAGAAATTCTTCAGAAGGCTGATGAAATCAATGCAGTTTTCAAATCAGGTGCTACATTTACAAATGACACAACCAATGTCAGAATCAGGAATGTTGGCGTTTCAAGGTTGATTGTCAGTGATGGTTTTGTAACACTGAACATGACAATTGAATACTTTGCTTTTAATAAGAGGCTATAAAAAATGACTACTTGTTCAAATCCTGCAACAGGTGCAAGAACTTCACACTTTTATGTTGAAGAAGTTACTTGTGGCGTGACACCAACTTCACCAGCTTGGAAAAGCTTACGATTCACTTCTGGCAACATGCAGCTGTCAAAAGATTCAGTGCAGTCTTCTGAACTTGATGGTTCAAGAGAAATTGCAGATATACGCCTTGGAAGCAATCAAACAGCAGGTGACATCAGCACTGAACTTTCATTCACTTCATATGATGACTTTTTGCAGGCTGCTTTAGGTGGAACATGGGCTTCAGGTGCTTCTGACACTGGTGTTGACATCACTGTTGATGAAATCCTGAAGACATTCACAAGAGCAGCAGGTGACTTTGTTGCTGATGGTGTTGCAGTTGGTGACTTGATAAAGTTTGAAGATTTGTTGCTTGGAAATAATTCAGGCGCTTTTATTGTTACAGCAGTGACATCAACAATTGTGACCTGTTCACAGGCTGAAGACCTTGCTGCTGAAGTTGAAACTTCAGACTATGCAACAGCTGATTCAGTTGAAGTTGGTGAAGCAAGAACTTCATTCAGCATTCTGACACACTTTGCTGATGCAGATGGTGGTGTTGGTGAATACCATATAACAAAAGGTGTTGAAATCACTGGCTTCAACTTTGACATTGCAGTCAATGCGATTGTCACAGGAACTTTTAACACTATTGGCAGAGCTTATGAAGCCGATGTTTCATTGCCAGCTGGTTCAACATTCCCTGCATTGATTAAGACTGAACCTTTTGCAGGTGTTGATGGCAGAATCATTGAATCAGGTGCTTTGATTGGCTTGGTGACATCAATCAGCAACACTTTAGACAATGCAGCATCTGCACAGTTTGAAATTGGTTCAAATGACACTTCATTCATTGAAATAGGCAGAGCAAACAGCACTTTGTCACTTTCAACATTCTTTGAGAATTCAACACTGTTGAACAAATTTGTGAATGAAACAGAAGCTTCAATTGTGATTGTGCTTTCTGGCAGTGATGGCGCTTTGTCATTCACATACAATCGAGCTATTTATACGACCGGCGCACCTGATGTTGCTGGTGAAGGTTCAATCACACAGGCACTTGATGCACAGGCGCTTGCAGGCACTTCAGGTGAATCTTCACTTGTCATTCAAAGGCTTGCTTAATAGTTGACAGCAGTTGAATCTGTGACCTGTGCTGATGGTGCGCCTGTCAGCACAGGTGTCATTCAATATGGCGCAATTAAGGCGCAAACAATGAAGAATTTTCTTAAAAGAAAAGATGCAAACACACCACAAAAATTAATAATCGATTCAGATGATGGTCAAGAATTCTTCTTGATGGTGGTTTCATCATATGCAGATGTTTACAAAGCTGGAAAGCAGCGAGTAATGCGAGAAGCAGCAGAAACAATGACTGCTTCTGATTTTGTTGATGAAAACCAATTCAAGCTAGTTGCCAAGATTCTTGCCACAACTGTCACTTCATGGTCAATGCCTGAAGAATTTGGTGAATGCACACCTGAAAATGTTGAAGCCCTTCTTCTTGAATATCCACAAATCTGTGAAGCAGTTGATGAATTTTTTTCTGACAATGGCAAATTCATAGAAAAAAAGTTCAAAGCCTGACTGAATACTGTGCTTCTTATTTTCCGCTAATGCAGCAAGTGAAAGACAGCACAGGAAAAAGCACAGGCACAAAGCTTGAACACCTTCAGGCTGTTGAAAAGATGACCAAGAGAAAGCCAGCTGAATTAGACTTTCCTGAAGTTGAATCAACTGTTGCATATTTACTCGAGCATTTTTACACAATCAAAAAAACAAGAGGTGAAAAAATCACCTATAATGAATTACAATGTTTTATGAATGTGATGTCTTTGCAGCTTGCAAGTTGGGAGTGTGAAGTTATTATGACAATAGATTCTATTTTTGAAGGTTGTGTTCATGGCTGAAGCAAGGCTGACAGCAAGAGTTGAAACAAAAGGTGTTGCAAAGGCTTCACAAGAACTTTCACAGCTTCAAAAAAGGTCAGCACAGGCTGAAAAAGCAGTCACAGAAGCTGCTGATGCTGTTCTGAAGGCAGAAAAGAAAACAGCTGACCTTGCTGATGAACTTGTCAAAGCCAGCAAAGCAGAGAAGCTTGCAGCAGCAACAGCACTTCGGCTTGCAAAAGAAGAAGAAGACCTTGCAAAATCAGCATTCAAAGCAGCAAAGAGTGAAAACACCTTTGCAAAATCCCTTTCAAAAGCATCAAAAGAAGCTGATGTTCTAGTTGAAGCAGTTGATGATGCTGACAAAGAAACAAAAGACTATGCAAAGACAGCTGGAAAGGCAGCAGCAGCTGTTGCAGTGCTTGGTGCTGCATTTGCTGCACTTGTTATTAGACAGGCACAGGTTGAACGACAATTTGAACAGCAGGCTTTTCTTGCTGAAGAATCAGTTGGCAATTTCAAAGCAATAGCTTTTGCAGTTGAAGATGCAGGTGTCAGTGCTGAAAAGTTTGCAGACATCAGCAAAGATACAAATGACAAAATATCTGATTTTGTTAGAACTGGTGGTGGTGAATTCAAAGATTTCTTTGAAACAGTTGGTGCTGAAGTTGGCTTGACTGCTGAAGAAATGCAGAAAATGTCAGGAAAAGACACGCTTCAAGCATTGAAGAATGCACTTGATGAAGTGAATGCACCACTTGCTGAACAAATCTTCTTCTTTGAATCCCTTGGCAATGATGCTTCAAAATTAATACCTTTGCTTGCTAATAATGGTGAAGAACTTGGCAGGCTTACAGGTAAATTTCGAGATTTAAATAGTGAACTTCTTCTGAATCAAGAACAGTCTGCTTCTTTGCGCGAATTGTCACAAGAATTTGACCTGCTTCAAGTCACTGGTTCAAATGCACTAACATTCTTAACGGCAAGATTCGCACCTGATTTGCTCAAGGTCATGAAGGTCATCACTGACAACATACCAAAAGCAACAAAGGTTCTTGAAGAATTCTTTGGCGGTGTGGATATTCTTATTCAGAAATCTGTCATCAGTGACCTTGAATCTGAATATAGAAAGTTAGCCAGAACAATCAATAAGCTTGAATCAAAAACACAGAAAGAAATTAATGAACTGACCCTTGATGAAATCAACAATCTTGAAAAATTGATAAGAAAAAGAAAGATTGAAGCAAACCTGATTGTTGACAGAATTGAACTATTGAAAGCAGGTCAAGAAGCTGAAGGTCTTTCTGCATTAAAAACACCTTTGCCTGAATTTTCAAGTGATGACCCGCAAAAGAAAGTCATTTCAATAAGAGCAAAAGAAATTGCTGACAGAGAAGCAAAGATTGCACAGGACAAAAGAGAAAGACAGCAGAAGCTTTCTGACCAGTTCCTTGAAGACTTGAGAAGGCTTGGTGCATCTGAACTTGAACTGATTGACCTTCAAGAAGATGACAAGCTTGCAAAGTTAAAAGAATTCAATCAGCAAGGCTTGGCAATAGGTCAAGAATTTGAAGACGCCAAAACAGCAATAACAGAGGAGGCAAGCAAAAAACGTGCAGCAGTGGCTGACCAAGAAATTCAGCTGATTCTTTCATCAAGTCAGCAATTGCTTGGCTCATTGGCTGACCTGTCTTCACAGTTTGGAGGTGAACAGAGTGCAATTTTTAAAAGTCTTTTTATAACACAGAAGGCTTTTGCACTGGCTTCAACAATCAACAGTGTTGCAAAAGCAACAGCTGATGCAGGTGCTTCAGGTCTGACAGTTGGTGAAAAAATAGCTAACATTGCATTAATAACTAGCCAGATGGCAGGATTAGTTTCAACAATTCAAGGCAACAATTTTTCACCAAGGCAGCAAGGAGGTCAGTTCAGAGCAGGTCAGAATCTTCTTGTTGGTGAAAAAG